GCATCTTGTTGGCTTCCCGGTAACGTTTGGCGGTTTCAAAGTCGATGGTGAAGGTGAGGATGGGCTTTTCCGACACAGCCATCAGATCGGCGCGCTCCTCTTTGGACTTCTTGCAGCCGGTATTCAGCTTCCAGCGGTAGGAGTAATCGGCAATGGGGGTGACCACTTCAACGAACTGGTCGATCAATTCGGGAGCAAGACGGGCACCGTGCACATCGACCTTCTGAGAGAGAAAATCGTAGATCGCTTTCATGTCCGAAGAAACCGTCTGCGGTTCGGGCGCAGGGGAGAGGGCTTTCAGCTCTTGCTCCAAGTGTGCAATCTCGTCATCTGCCTGTTTGCAGAGGGCTTGGTATTCCTCTCTTGGCAGTTCGCCATCTGCACGCATGGCAGCATAGTTCAGCTTGCGTTTTTTGATTTTTTCAATCTGGCCCTGAATCGGTGCAGCGGACATTCGTGTGGCGGCTTTTCCGTTCTGACAGCTTTCAATCATCTTGCAGGCACGAAGGATGGCTTTATTCTGATTGCCCCAGACCTTTTCAAAGATCTTCTTCGCCATCAGTTCCAGCTTCCACTCCGGGATAGAAATGGCATCACAACTGAGCTGTTCGGTCATGTTGTGCTCCAGAACGAAGGAACGGGTCGGGTTGACGGTTCGCATATTGCACTGGTAGCCAAAGACCGGCGTTCCGTCCTTCAGTTTGCGCCAGTTGAAAATGCGGTAGGAAGAACCGCAGCGGCAACGAAGTTTTGCGACCCATAAATATTTGGTGCTGTCAATGCCCTTGCGTCGTGTTTCTCCATCAGGAAGACGCAGATTGACAATACGGCTTTTACGGATGCGCTCACATTCATGCCAGAGGGCTTCTGATACGATCGGCTCAAAGTTGCCTTTTACATAGACGAAGGAAGTTTCGTCCAGATTGTTGATGCGTTTCTTTTCAAGATAGTTGTTGACCTTGGACTTGTTGTAGCAGACATAGCCCATATACGTTGCGTTACGAAGGATGCGGCTGATCTTTGTACAGGACCAACTGACGTTTCCGTGCCCATCCTTACGACCCAGCCGGGAAAGTTCATTGACGATCGCCTTTTCCCCGTAGCCCTGAGAATAGAGCGTGAAAACCATCCGTATGGTAGCAGCCTGTTCCTCGTTGATAACGTATGTACGGTTGACCTTATCCCGGTCATAGCCGATAATGTTGCCGCTGCCGTAAAGCACACCGTTCTGCCGGCTTATCTTCTGCCCGGCAAGAACACGCTCTGAAATCTTGCGGCTTTCCTCCTGCGCCATGGTTGCCATGATGGAAAGCCGGAGTTCGCCATCGCCGTCCATCGTCCAGATGTTGTCGGATACGAAAAAGACCTCTACGCCGAAATTACGGAGTTCACGGGTGAGTTGAAGGGTATCGACGGTATTGCGGGCAAAGCGACAGACCTCACGCGTAACGATCAGGTCGAATTTCCCGCACTTGGCATCGGAAAGCATTTTCATAAAGGCCGGGCGCTTTTTGGCGGAGGTTCCGGTGATGCCCTCGTCGATATAGCGGTCAACGACCTGCCAGTTGGGATGATACCGAAGCTGGTCATCGTACCATTGCATCTGGTTGCCAAGCGCATCGACCTGCGCTTCATGCTGGGTGGAAACACGACCGTAAAAGACAATGCGGCGGTCACGGTCCTTGTCCAATGGGAATTGCCCAAAGTACATTCTTTGCGTGATGTTCATATCGCTGTACCTCCTTTGCCCGTAGTATAGAAGATTGAGAAGGGAATATGTAGGATGTCGCCGGTGTCAGCGACATCCTTGACATTACGCAGAATATCTGCTAAGGACCTGATGATAGACCTCAGCAGAGATCAGGTTATTGTCAAATAAAATGGAAATCAGCTTTAGTGCAGTTGCATCGATGCTGAAAACGTTGGGAGGAACAGCGGGGGAAAGGGGAGAAGAAACGTTCTTGTTGATATTATCGACCTCCGTTCAAATCCAGACTGTTCATCAGGGCTTCGTTGATCTGGTACATTTCGCCCGGCGTAGTTTGCCCTAGGAGACGCTGTATGCGTTCTTTATCGATGGTAAAGATCTGTTCCAGCAGCACCATAGAGGGCCTTGAAAACGCTGGATTTCGGTCAATGAGAACATGGGTAGGCTGGTTTGGCTTTTTGGTGACTTTTGAGGTCACAGCAGCCACGATCACAGTCGGCGCAAATTTATTCCCGGTATTATTTTGAATCACAATAACAGGACGTTTACCTCCCTGCTCGGAGCCATAGTGCGGGTCAAGGTCTGCATAGTAGATCTCGCCCCGGAGAAAACCAAAGTCTTTTGTTACATATACGGTGGCAGTCAACCCCCTTTTCCTTATGTAGGCAAAAGCCGCCCTTGCGGACGGCTTCTGCGATGTGAAAGGAAACCAACATGAAGAAGTAAGGTCACTGCTTGATGGGCAGATTAAAGCGGCGGCTGGAGCCGTTGTAGGTGCGAAGGATCAGCATCATATACTTGTAGCTGACGGTGCCGCTCAGGGATTTCTCATCTCGCACCAGCGTCATGGGGTGGATGGTTTGCAGACGCTTCACCAGACGCTCCGGGTCATACTCGCCCTGATACAGAGCCACAAAGCGAACCATGCCCTGCAGGATGCCGGAGCGGAGGGAATCGGGGTCACCCTCCCAGCCCTTTGCCAACATGGTCAGGGCTTCTTTGTAGAGGTCTGCGCCGTAGGCTTTGTACTCCTTGAAAGCCGTGCGGATGCAGATGATCTTCCACGGAGCACGGTAGCTGTCCAGACCGAGCTGCAGACCGGTGCTTTCGGTGGCGTTCAGGAATGCAATGGACTCTGCATCCTTGCCCACCAATGCCGCACGAAGTTCGGCACCGGCAGTCAACGGTCGGGAAACGCCGGTCTGCTTGGAAAAGAGAATCGCTTCCTCCTCCTTTGTCAGCCCGGTGTACACCTTGCAGATGATGGGAAGGTCGGCACCGCCGTTCATGGATTTCCGGGTCACAAGCGTGTGCTGCCCGTCAAAGACAAAGTAGTGTCCATCCCGGTAGCTGACCTTGGGTGGATTGGCAATCAGCTCGGTAAACTCTGCCGACATCTTCTCAACATTCGGGATGCTCAGATCCCGCTGGTAGTCGGCAGGGATCTCAAGGAAGGCACTGTTGATGACTTTTTCCTCATAAGGCCGCTGGGCAAAGAGGGCTTCGATGATGCTCTCATCCGTGATTTCGGGGGAGATCTCAGGCATAGTGCTGGTGCGGTTCATATTGTTCATAGCTTATCCTCCAATTTTTGCAGATAGTCTTTGACCTTCTGGATGTTCCATTTGACAGCATTACGGTTTTCTGTGTCGGTCAGAATATCGGGATAGTCCCGAAAAACGCTCTCCCAGCGGCGTATCATGGTGTTGGCAGCACCCGATACCTCACAAAGCATCGCGGCTCCATCGGCAAGCTGCTTGGCATGGTAGCGGTTGTTTGCGATTTCAAGAATCTGCTGACGGTCAACTTTCAACGGTTCATTCTCCTTTTGTGGAAAGATCGGCTCGGATAGAGCAGGAGCAGACGTTGGTTCTTCGTCAGGAACTTCTTCATCGGATGTACTGGCATCAGGTGGCGGTGCAGCTACGGCTGGGGGCGTTTTCTGCTTTTGTGCAGGCGACTTTGGTGGCTTCGCTTCTTTCGGCTTGCAGATCTCAGCCACCAGCGCAGGACGTTCTTCGGGAGGGGCACGGGCGACGGATGCAATCTCGGCGGCGGTCGGCTTGACCTCGCCGGAAAGCACTTTCTGCCGTGTGCCGGGAACGGCTTCTTCGGCAGCATCTACGCCTTTGGCAAATTCTTCTGCACGAAAAACTGTTCTCATGCCCACACCGTTCTCTTTGGCGACTTTTTGACAGGTTTTTGAAGCGGGAATCAGGTTGCCAATTTGGCAACCTGATTTTGCAACAGCACTTTTTCGATCACCACCGTTGGAACATTTTTCAGCGTCATACTGTTTGCCAATAAGGTACTTCTTCTGTTCCGGTGTGAGGTTGCGCCGCCCCAACTGGTTTTTACAGATCCAGATGATTGCTTCATAGCGGCTGGCAAACTCTTTTTCGTGAACAGTAAAAGGGATTTCCGGGTGCTTCTTGGCAATGGTGTAGCGGTTGTGTCCATCCACGATCAAGCCCTGCCATACGATGATGGGGTTGATGATACGGCCATCCCGCAGAATGTTGGCTTCAAGCTGGTTCAGTTCCTCAAAGGTAAGCGGCGGAATCTTGCCCTGAAATTCCGGGTCGATCTTAAGCGCATTCGGATTCATCATCGAACCGTCCTTTTTTCATATAAACGGCTTTCGGGCTGGTGGGCTGGATGTAGTAGTCGTAGCCGAAGTTGGTCTGGCAGTAGGTGCAAGGCTCCTTGGTGAGCTGATAGGGGTCTGCACGGCGGACACGGATGCCACGCGTGTTCCGAAAGGCATTCAGGCAGCGGGAGCAGAGGGTGGTCAGGGTCGATTCGTCGGTCTTGTGGGTAAAAGTACGGCTCATAATCATTACCTCCGTGTCATCAGAATGAATATTCGATATGGAAAAAGCCCACTGCCTTGATTCGGAAGAATCCCGGTGGTGGGCTTTGAAGTTTTTGTTTTAAGTGTCCCACCCTATTTGTCCTCGACGCCCGGTGGGGTTGGAATACACCTCGGTGAGGGGGACTGCACCCTTCCTCTCATTGGCTTTTCAGCCACCCCGCCTTCTTTATGGCCGGGCCGCGAATTACGGAAGTTTCATTGTTTTGTCCGAGGGAATGATATTCAGTTTTCAAGGTACGGCTACCAGCTTCGGGCTTTCTCCCCGTCTGGGGTGTTGCCCTTGCTGTGACCATAGTGTACCTGAAAACTGAATGTTTTTTTAGGAGGTCGTACCTCCGGT